ACAGGTTCAAACAAAGCGTTGAAGTAGTCCTTATCGTATTCAGCCACTTCATCTTTTGTGAATGTTACTGTTTCGCCCTCATGCAATAAGCCCAAGGTGTTGTGATAGCATTTTTGCTTAACGATATATTCCATTTATAACTCCTATACTAAACGCACATCAGGTGTTAAGAAAGCGGAGATAGTACCGCCGGTCATGTTGTTTGCATTGATGCGGATATATTTCTTAGCACCGCTTGCCAAACGCACCGCAACTTTAGTACCAGCTTTTGCACCAGCATTCAAAGTGATACCATGCAACAATACCGCACTAGCCATGTTGTCAGAATTAGATGTGTACACATTGAATAAAGGTGTACCAGTTACATCTTTGTCGATGCGAATTACAAGCCACAAAGATTTTTCTGCATCGCCACCATTACCATTCATTACTACATCGGAGTTTGTGTTAGTAGTTAATGCTTGTTTGTAGAAGAAAGTATTTTGTTTATCGATATACATATGTTATCCCCCTATTATTGTACACGTGCTTCAGTAGACAATAATGCATCTGTTTTACGAACAGGAATGCCATTTGCACGGACTACTGTATGACCCATTTCTTGGTCTTCGGAAATAGTGTATT